AAAGCAACACTACCCTCAATTGTTCTCTTACGAGCAGTAATGTCTTGAGGAACAAGTTTTCCATTCAAGGTGTAGAAACGGTCTGCATTGTTGTTTAGGGTAACTTCAAACGAACGAATAAACGAACCCGGAACAACAATAGACTCTTCTCTAGCAAATATATTGATTCTAAAGTCATTCCATGTTACAATACGAGCAGGAGAAAGGAAAGTTGGATCTCTTTCGGTTGTCAAAGCTTCTCTTACGTTATCAGTTACATTGGCTCCGCCTATAACTCCAAAGTTCATATTTACAATATCTGCTTGCGTAACGTTAATTCTCATTGTATTTATGATACAGTTAGGATAACGAAAAGCGGTATTATCGGTATAGCGAACATCAACATTGAACTGATTTATAAGTCTACCAACCGAGTCTCTTTGAGAAGCAATTCTCCACAAACGATTTGCTAGGTTTGTCTGGCATGTTGCGGTTGGCTCTCCGCAATCCTTTGCTGTTCCATTCTGAATACCTTCATGAACAAGAGGAAAATCGCAAGAACCATCAACCATGCGGGGACCAACTTGGTAGAGGGTTCTATCAATACGACCATCAACTACGTCTGGATATGTAATTTCTTGCTTTGCTCTGATATCGCAGGACTTAGCCCTTACAAAGATTTCTTGACCGATAGACCCACCGCTGAATCTTACGGAACCAACAAATCCCATTTGTGCTGTCGGAATAGGCATTTTTGTAACTCCTAACTTAAGTGAACGCCGCCATTAGCATGCTGGGGTTGCTGTACCATCAGTATATGTCGCAGGACTACCAGTAATATTGTCTCTACAAATAAGAACCCCTGTTATCTTGCAAAGATCTGCCCACCCAAGCGGGACCGTAATATTCTGATCTATAAGGTAGTCGTTTATGTCCGTAATCGCATTACCCCATTGATCGTTTCCAGCTCTGTTTACAACGTGATTGTTTATTGATCTTACAGCGCTCAAATATGTAGTTGGAGAGCGATAAATGTCAGTATTGACAAGATAACTTGTCCAGAATTCATTTACAAGATCAATTGTTGGGTAAACATTGTCTGACAGAACGATTTTGTATACCGCATCATATAGATAAGTAACAGAGCCGAGGTTATTAGCCCTTGAATCGGAATAGTATGTTGCGATAGCCAGATAATCTATTCCTGATATAACATTGTTAGATGCCATTTGTGTTAACTCCTCTTTCTAAGCTTGGTCCCCGATAAGCAAGTCCCGCACTCTATATCTTATTCACATAAAATACAGAGTCTCCTCTTTTTTTCTAAAAGCCTATCGAAAATCCTTCTAATTGGAGGAACTAATTCATACAGAATCCAAAACCATACATTGCTTAGAAGAAGCAGTTTCTTTTACAGCAGCCATAAGATTGTCTAAAAATCTGTTACTAGAATAGATTACGGCCAACTGCTTTGCTGCCTCAGATGCTTCTTTAAGCCTACCCTTATCGCTCATTACATCATAAACTATAGAACGAAGTTCGGTAGGAGAAATTATGGCAAATTCTTCTTCATTTTGCCCTATAAATGTATTATACGAAACTGTGAACTTAAGTCCTTCCGGCATTTGCGAAATTATTTCTCCAACTCTACCATAATTAGGGCCAACAGGAACACATCCGCAAGCCATTCCTTCCAATAACGAAAGCCCTGTGGCTGATTTAATTGAACAATCAACAATAACTGCTGACTTGTTATAAATCTCATTCAATTTGGAGGAAGGGATGCCGTCTTTTATAGAGCAATAATCGCTCGTATACTCTAAATTATCCGCTTTGTACCTCTCTTTGAGTAAATCTATGTTGTAATCGCCCGGATCGTATAAATTGGTATGCAAATAGGATTTTATCCCAGTTCCGGCCATAGCCATTATGAATGCTGGCAAATTACTTGCTTGAGCGTTCCTTGCCGAACACAAAACCGTATCCCTATCAAATCCATCAATATAGTTAAAGATTTGATGATTTACTCCATATGGATTACAAATGCATTTTACATTAGCAACAGCCAAGATTTCTTCTGCACCAAAATCGCTCGTAACCAAAGAACAGTCAGCATATTCAAAAGCATCCTTCAAGGACGGAGACAATCCCTTAGAATCAAAAGTATATATAGCTATCCACTTAAACAGGGTTGGATACATTGCCTTAATCGCATAGATAAAGTTTGTATCCTTATGGTCTCCTATAGTAACAACCAAATCTGGCTGTATTCTTTTCATAAGCTCATAGATAAACGGAGAAGCCTCTTCTGTTTTAGGAGTAAAGGGGTATAGTTGACAAATAGTTCTACCATCTTTCTCATACGCATGAACTCCCTCATCAGATGGCATGAAATAGCCTTCATCATGATGCCAAACAGCAGAAGAAACCTGGTGTCCTTCAGAAATAAATCTCTCAATAACATCCGCATTCATTTTGCCATTACGAACAAGCAAATAAGGAGATGCTCCAATAGTCAATATTTTCATTTTTTACTCCATAAGTATATACATAGGGTTCTTCATCGCATACGCCGTTATGTCATATAACTCATCTATCTTTGATTGCGACAGCAAAGAACAACAATCAACAATAACAACATCTACATCAGCATGACCCCATAACTTGTCAAAAGTTTCAGGAGTAATGATGGTAATCTTGTTTTTTATATTTGGATACTGTTTCTGAAATATCGCAGAAATCTTGAGAGTATGAAAGACTACAATAGCCTTATCAAACTTTTCCTCAATAATTTTCGCCAAAGCAGAAGTATGACCGCATCCTCTTGCTGTACAAAGTTTGATCGTTCCAAACTCTTTTGCATATTTCAGTCTAGGCAAACAATGCGATACCGAATCAATTTCTTTTCTTCTGTCTTGCAAAAGCTCTATTAAAGAAACAAGGCAAGAATATAACTTGCCGCACCTTCTACCAGATTCTATTTTTTCCATAGGAACATCTCCTTTTGAGTCTGACTTGACTCATTAGGAGATATCGACTTATTTGCGAAATAACTTAATCTGAGCAGAAGGCCATTGCTTCTTAATGGCATCAACGCATCCTTCTGGAATACCGCCCAAAGCCATTATACTTACCATATTAGTAGATGGGTCATATCTGCCTCTACATAGATTTGCATTGTAAATAGAAGGAGAAACAACTTCAGAATGACCAAACCTGGGGTCTTCCGTATCTCTAGTCCAAAGCCTACCATCCCACCACCACAACGTAATAGGTTTACCTTTTGAAGGCTTATGACCTATATCAAAATAAGGATGATTTGCTTGCTTGTACCACATATATTACGACAACTGAGGGTCTGACCATCCATGACGAGTCTGTATTTCTTGCTCTTCAGCAAACCATGAAATACTTGCAGCATGCAATAGAGTTCCCTTGTACTTAAAACCATATTCAATATCGCTAGGCCATGAATTGTAAATAAACCTAGTCAATCTGATAACCTTTGTTTGTTCGCTTACAAGGTAAGGGAAGTGAGGATTTGGAAATACTTGTATAGTTGTTGAATCTGGAATTGCCGCAACCCTAAGTTCTTCCGCCTGATATATATTCTCAACAACTATCTTATCCTCGCATTGGAATATTGAAGAATCAGCAACCTTAATAAAAGTATCTTCTGCGGCTATGTCAGCCGTAATGGTTGTTGTTTCGTATTGTCCCACAAGAGGGAAGATGTTCTTTTTCAAACCAAGCTGAATAATATCAGCAAGCTGCATAACGGTTCTATATGAATCTTCATGATTATCAGCAGCAGAATAAATGGCAATTTGAAGAGAATATCTCTCTTTGGTAGTACCAAGAGTAAACCATTCCGAAGACCTTTTTTGTCCAAGAATGGTTATGGCAGGATACATTGGAATAACATCTGGCTCTCCAATATAAATTGCCTGCATAAACTGTCCATTATAAGTCTTTGTAAGCATAGCGTTATTCGAAACTCTCCATCCAGTAATAACCTGTATAGGAGTTTCAAGAATAATCGTATTGTTATCTGGAACTTCATATATTCTAAGACCAGGCTCTCCATCAACTCCATTGTGAAGAGCAACCTCATCGCCAGCCTTGAATCTAATCGAAGAAGTGACTTTAAGAGTTGTGGTATTATATGGAGCATCTTCCGTAAGGGCAACATTAGTGTTTACCCAACGGTATATGGTTCTCCTGACGCTTTCAAGAATATCTATCATTATAGTTACCTACCAAACAAATCATCAAGAAATTCATTAACAACATCTTCGATTTTCTTATCTATTTCTTCTTCATTTTCAAGATTGACTTCAATATCAGACGTTTTCATATACTGTTCATAATCATATCTCTTTATGGCAGATTCTTTATCTGGAGATACTATTGATTCCATTTTCAAACCAACATCAGTTATCTTTGTTTTGCTTGAGATATTTGAAACAGATTTAGCAAAATCGCTTATCTGTTCAGAAAACTGCTTAGAATCCTCGCTCATGCGTCACCGCCCTTCATCTCTCTATCTCCGCCTTCAAGACCAGGTAATCCATACCTATCTCTAAGCGTTGGATTGAAGAAACGATGACCAATTCTCTTTTGACCATGCAGTATTATGATACCCTGCAAGATTGAATTCAAATCAGATAAAGCCCACTTTCGAAGATTTTTGCCATAATCAGAAATATTGGGATTAGCTTGCGATGCAAAAAACTTATCGTACAAGTTAGCAGCAGCAAGGCGAGCGCAAATTAGATTGATAGTTGGAGGAAACTTTACTCTCAAAACTCTTGTTGTTTCTGCCATATAGATTCCATAAAGAGCTGTATCCAAAATAATAACATATCCTGATACAGAAGAAACAATTGCCCTCTCTTCTGTAAGAGAGTCTATAAACACAAGAATATCGCCAGCGCTTATCGGTCCCGGCTTATCAACCTGAACATCATTATTATAAGCATCTATATCCGCAATCAACCTAAGTTCTAAATCTGTTTTTTCTTCTAACGGAGTAACATACAGCTCGCTTATAGAGGCATCTATCTGGTCGCTAGCCCAAACGATATACTGATTTACTGTATCATCAGATATAACGTTACTACTTCTTTCTTTACCAAAACGCCAAAGAGGGACAGGCTGCCCATTAACAACAGGGCTTGTTGCAGTTGTAAGAGCTTGAGCTAAAATCTCGTAGACCTGTTGTGCTGTTGCATATGCCATTTACTTACCCCATTACTCTGTTTGCATTCTCCTTCTTTTGCGTAATCATGGCTTGAGTGAGCAAACCTTCTACTACGGCGTTTCTAGGACTCTTCGCAAGTCTTACATCTTTGATCGCAAAAGGAAGATTCATTCCCCTTACTATCTTATCTAATTTTTCGCAAAAACCCTTTGGCATACTAGTTCCACCAGCAACAATAATATCAAGGGGTTGAGTAAACTGACTCTTAACTTCTTGGAATTTCTTGCCAAAATGCTTAAATACATGCTCAATCATGGCATCATAGTAGGTATCTAAAGCAAAAACAATATCATCATTTTCATCAAGATTGGTAAAATCGAGCTTCTTTTCTTTGGCGGATATTACTTGAGAAATAGCAACACCTGTCTGGTCGGAAACTTGCTTATCAATCCAATCTCCGCTACGAGCAACGCTCATTCCTATAACAGGAAGACCTTTATAGGCCAAAAGACAGTTTACTCTTCCAGCCCCAAAACTAACGCCAATGCCGGAATATGGAACAACCGTGCCATCTTCTTCTGTAATAGTTGGCCTTTCGCTTAGAACAACGGCGTGACCTTCCTCGATAACCTTTACATTCCATCCAAGTCTTTCAAACAACGCCGAAAGTCTATTTTTATGGAAAGATGAATCAACCGAGCTGTCAACGGACTCCGAGCTTACGCAAATACATACCCACGAAGCATCGTCTGGAGCCTGACCAACAGAAGCCTTGATAATTTCCGCAAGAACAACAAGTTTCTTATCCTCGTTTTTATTCAAAACTCCATCAGCCATAGGTCTACGAACTTCAACCTTGCCGGGGAAAATATTAGCAACCTTTATGCAATCATCTCCAACAACATAATAAGTGTCGTTGTCTTTTACGAATTGCCAATTATTACCTCTAAGGACATCTTCAACGTCATCGCCCTTTGGAAGCTCAACAAACGCATTTCTCGTATTTTTTACCTTTACGATCCCATCAACCATTTCAGCAACCTGAAAAAACATCGTTCCGGGATCACACCCTATAACTCTACTCATCTCTGTTCTCCTTTTCTCTATTACAACAGCCCTTCTAATTCCCTAGCGTTCTTCGCTACATCTTTATCGGTTATCTGTTCATCATGCTTTACATTAGATTCTGCATTATTAACAAGCCTACCAACCGTTCTTTTCTGTATATCAACAAGTCGTTTAGGATCTATTTCGCTTTTTGCCTCTTCAATCTTCTGTTCAGCAATATGCGATATTTTTCCGGAACCGCCAGTCAAGGCTTGTAACGCTGAAATTGCATTATTCAAAGCATTGACATCTATTTGAGGCTGAGAGTTTGCAACTTTCTCATCAATCCTCTTTGTAATCTTGTCTTCTAGCTGCTTAATTGATTCCATTACATCAGAAGACGAAGGCGATTGAGGTTTGGATTCTTGTACATGAACTCTTTTTATCTGATAAGCCCCAGATCCATCATCTCTAACTATACATATCATCTTGTTAGTTGAAAGAAGATTTCTAAGAGTTCTAGATTGGTCAATATAATGCCTTGAAGTTATCATGTCCAAGTCAATCTTATTTCCCGGACCCAAAGTTAAACTCAACTCTGGCACGGACAAATCATGAGATGTATTGTTTTTAACTATATACACTCATTGTCTCCTTGTTTTAGGATAAGCAGGAGGAAGTCTCTTAGAAAAATCCATTTCATTCATCTTTGTGCATGAAGGACAAAGCCAATAAACTTTGCTATCGCCAAAATTGAACTCTATAGTAGGATTATGAGCGTGATGTCTACAATGCATACATACAGCAACAAGTTTGCAACTATTATCTACTTCTTTACTCAAGTCCCATGCTTTGTCTTCCGCCATTTTTTAATCCTTGGATTAATGCGTCTACTATAGTTATATCGGCGTTCATCTTAACAAACTTTTGTCTTACAGATATAGCCTTAGCAACCTTTCTTTGATTTGCAATCTTCTTGAGCGATTGCATTCTTACAGCAAATCTCTGAGGAGATTCAGCATCCAAAATTTGAGCAAAGAACAAGGCATCTTTAGCTTTTTGTCTTGATGGACCATATGGCCTTTTGGAACTCTTAAGATCAACAGGAGCATTCTCTGCGCCTGCAAGCAAATCATCAACAATTTTTTGTATCTTGGAAGATTCAGCCTTATCTCCCTCGGTCTTCTTTAATAAGCCCCTATTATAGGCATCAAAAAGTTTCGGATAGTATCTTTGCGCTACTTGGAATATTCTTCTATCTGGAGACTTATCCAAAAACTCATCAACGCTTCCTCCCTTAACTCCAATATGCCTATAAAAATCATCCTTACTCTTGAACCCATTTCTTTGCAAGAAAGCCTGGTCACCAGTGCTATACGAAATATACTTTTCCAAGAAAGACTTCATTGCATTAATAGCAGTAATTTGATCTACGCAATATTTCTTAAACTCGCTCTTGTCAAGTTCATTTATAATAGCATCTTTGCTTTCATCATTCAGCTTAGCAAAATCAGTTTTACTTCTAACATTTCCCAAGCCGGCAGCAGCCGCAAATCTAGAAACATCCTCATCCTTGAAGAACGAATTAGGATCAGAAAGCCTAGTCCTTATCTCTTCAGACGTTGAATACAGCGTTTCAAGCATTCCTCTTACGTTATCAAAGATAGCAGAGATTTCTTGAGGAGACATAACTTCTATTTCTTCTTCAGTCTTACCTAAATCAACACCTCTTCTTACAAGTTGTGTAAGATAGTTAATCTTATCATCAAATGTTCCTCTGTTCTTTTTAGCAAGTAAAGCTCCAATAGCAGCCGTCTCCGGGAAGAACCCAACAACTTCAATAAAGGACACAAGAGTGTCATTTCCAAACTGAGTAATCAAATCTGGATCTAACAAAACTTCTTTCAAGTTCTCCATAGTTCCATAAGCTTTTTGCTGTATGATATTTCTTGTATTATTTACCTTCATGTAATTAGGATCTTTTTTTCCATTAACTTTCATATTTGGAGGATAATCTATAGCACTTAAAGTTACAAGTTCATCATAAGCAGACTGTTGTGCTGTCATTGCAACATTGCCAGTATTCTTATCCACCTTCGCTTTACAAACACCATCAGCAACCAACTTTTGAATTGCTTCTGCTATATCCGGCTCTGTAGGAGAGAAAGATTTATCGCTCAGATGCTCCAACTTGAATAGCTCGCTCCAGTCTTGATTGATAATGTTAAGCATTCTCTCGTCAGTTATACTCTTAACTCCTCTTGATATCGCTTCCAAGGTTTGTTTTACAGACAACTCGCAAGATTGTCTAACTCTTGACCAAAGAATCTTCTTTCTCATTGCGTTTATTTTTTGATCAGGACTGGTTGATTTTGCATATAGAGCATCTAATTTTCCAGAAAGAGCCATCATAAACTGGTTAAGTCTATTCCAGTTATTTCGCAAACTATCCGCCTTATCAACATCAACTAAATCGCCTTTTTCCGCTTTTGGACCTTCAATTCTTAGCCCCTCAGTTTCAAAGACATTTTTACCCATTTCAATTCTAAAATCGCTTCTAAACCCTCTATCAGGAGCGCTTTCAAATGGGTCAACCATTTTATCTCCCTTTTTAGGAGCATCTGGAGTAAACTGAATCTCTTTGCCAATCTTACTACTAGCCCCTCTTACAATTTCTTTTAGAACCCAATCAAAGAATTTATGATGTAAATGATTTCCAGGATTCGATATAATATCTTTCATTTCTACAACAAGAGCATCCGCATGCCTTTGAAGAACATCCATCGCATTAGCTCTATATGTACCTTCTTTTGCAGATACAAGTAGTTCGCTTTCAATCGGGTCAAGATCCGGACCAATAGCATTAAACATATCTTGTCTTGCATATGGCTCTAAAAAGAAGGACAAGAAAATATCTTTGTTATTACTATCCGGGAAAAACAGATCGTTTGATATAAATGAAAATGGGTCAATACTTTCCATAATCTGCTTAGGGATTATTGGAGGAGGGCCTTTTTCTCCCCTCTCTTGCCTCTTTTGATCTCGCATTGCTTTTTGCTTTCCGCTCAATGGCTGACCAAGCAATAAGCTCCATCTTACAAGAGATTCTGGGTCTTGTTTATTGTTCAAATAACTATCCAAAAAGAGTTTAGAAAGAGATTTTCTATCTTCTTCGCTTATAGAGCTAGCAACTGCCGAACCCATTTGCTCAGCAGCAACTTCTTCCAAAAGTTTTCTATTAGAATCATTTCTTGCAAATTCCGGTAACTTCAAAAGACCTTCAAGAGTCTTCTCAGCCTTCTCTCTGCCCTGTTGTAAGTATCTACTTCTATCAAAAATAGCCTTAACTTCTCCCTTTGAAAGATTTCTTGGAATAGAAACATCTTCGGGCTTCATCCCGGGTTCTTCAATATCTCCTTCTCTATAATACTTATTAAAAGCCGTTTCAAATGCTCTTTCAAATATACTTATGGCTTCAAATTTCTTCTGTGTTTGTTCTTTAGTAAGAGGTTTATTTTCAGGACTAAGCTTGTTTTCTTTTTCATCCTTAACAAAGGTTCTGAACTGATCTTTTATTTGTTCAGGAGTAATTTCATTATTACTCGTATACTCTTCAATCATCTTATTGAATTTGAACTTAAAAGCCTCAACCCACATTGAAACGGTTATAGAAGAAGTGGGAATAGCATTTTGACCGCCAAGATACGGAGCAACAACGCCTGAATCGGAAGACTCTTGAGAAGGCGCTTTAGACATGGGCTTAGGAACCAATGGCTTATCAGGATATCCTTTATTAACCATTGGAGGAATAGAAGAAGGGTCATGCAATGGAGTTTCATACTCATCACCCGTAAAAGGGCGATGCTTATATGGCCTAAGAGTTGCTGCTTCTTTCAAAAGAGCCTCGCTCATTTCTTTAATAAATGTTATAGCATTCATTTCTTTACTCCGTAACTGTCGGTATTCAGTAATTCGATAAAATACCGAATCTTCCTCTAATGTTTGGAAGAACAGCTAAATAACAACAGACTATCAATTATCGTCAATCGTACTCTGTTTTACTAACATCATTGGAGGAATTCTGTTTCCCATTAAGAAGCTTTGCATGCTCTCTAATAGCAGCAAGACTAACATGGGAATTGCCATCCTTATATCTTTGATCAATATCAGAAACAATCTTTTCTCTAACGCAAGAGGAATAATCAAGTTCAACAAACTCAAGATTTTGTATTCCCTGAAGCCTATTGATAGCGTCAGCAAGACCATTAAGTTTTGCTCCAAGGTCTGATTGCTCAACGTCTCCGGTGCAAACAATCTTAGATCCTTCTCCGATACGAGTAAGCATCATTCTCATCTGAGCAATAGTTGAATTCTGAACCTCATCAGCAATAACATATGACTTTTTGAAAGTAATACCCCTCATATAGGCAAGAGGATAAACAACAATCTTTCTTGCCTCAATCAATTCTTTTAGGTCTTCTTGACTGAGATAGTCTGACACGACCTCATAAAGAGGCATAACAAAAGGAGCAAACTTGTTGTCTGAGTTTCCTGGGAGGAAGCCTAGTTTTTCGCCAGCCTCAACATATGGTCTTGTAAAGATAACTCTCTCAAAGTTACCCTTCATCATTTCTTGAATTCCCCAACCGGCAGCGCAATGAGTGTTATGTGTTACAACAAAACCATCTGTCAAATATAGATGGTCTTCACTGTCAACAAGAATACATTGAGCTTCCTTTTCTCCTATTTTTTCAATAGATTGCAAAACCCTCTTCTTCGGCGCATACTTTGTTTTTGGTTTAGCAAGATTCTTTTTTCTTGCTAATCTAAAAGCCATAGAACAATCTGGAAGATTTAAGAAACATATATAAGATTTTCTTCCATGCTTCTTTTCTCCTAAATATGTATATGTAGGATTCTTTTCTGAAATAGTACACAATCCTCCAAGAGAGTCAACAAGTAATTTAACATCAGAAGCGAGAATTTCAGAAGATGTACAAAAATATGCCTGACCTGTTTTTTTGTTTACAGAGCCATCGGTATCCATAAGTCCCTGCAATATAGCCCATCTATCTTCTTCTGAAGAATACAGATAATCTTCTGGTATAAACTTTTCGTAAGACTTCTTACCCCAAAGCCCATATAGTCTTAAAGAATCTTTATATATGTTTGACTGAGAACCATTCAAATTATGAAGCGTTGTTTTTACAATTCTATAATCATATTCCCCAAAACTTTTCTTTAAAGAATAACCACTTGGTATATCATTTTGTATAGCAGCAAGAATCTCTTCATCTGCGGAAGAAACACAAACGTTTGCATTACATATATTTCCATCTCCAATCAAAACACCAAGAATATATGGATCTATGAGAAGATTTTTCTTAGAAAACCCTACAGCAGAAGAAAGTTCTATGTAAATGTTTCTTTCACCAAGATTTGTATGAAGATTGTTTATTATGTAATCCGTGTCTACGACTTTCTTTTCATCTCTATCTGAAGAATTTCTCTCTGTTATTCTCCAAAGATGCTCTTTACAACACTCTACGGAAGAACCATCTGCAAAGGTTAGCTTATATATATCTTTCTTGCCTTGTGGGAATATTGCTAAAATCTTTGAAGAAGACCCATCAGGCGTACATACTTTGTCTCCTTTTTGCAAACTACCCATTTTTACTGGCCCATTTGGAGTAAAAACAGTAGAATCCAAAGGCTGCGCCTTTCCGGTTCCTGGTGCACCATAAATAAATGTGACTTGATTTTCAGAAATGGCTTTAAGAGCTTTTTTCTGTCCGGCATTTTTCGCAGATACTGATATCAAAAGCTTCGATGGAGAATCTTTAGTAAAGACAAAATCTTCACCCTTCTTACTCTTACTCTTTCGTGCCATGTACTCTCCTTTTAGTAGAGGCTTAAAACAATACAACCTTCCGTTTCCCTCTAACTAGAGGGAAGCAAGTCTTTTCTCTGACTCGCAATAAGGAAGGTCGTTTGCAAACAAAATCTTTCTAAATATAACACTTTCAACGATATTAGTTTTCTAAATTACAGATAAAATACCTCTTATTTTTTCTCAGCAATTTTACTTCTATTTAAACATTTTATCATAAGTTCATTTGCATTTCTTACTCTAATTTCTCCCAAATCAAATATATATGAATTGTTCTTATCTAAGGTTCCATCAATATATTTAATAACCATTGGAGTGTACAATGCAATTCCTTTGCCATATGGCAACTCTAAAAACGAAGTTTTAGCCAATTTAGGCAATTTGTCTATAATCGGGTCTCCCCCTCTAATAATCTTTTCTTTTAGTTCTTTAGAGGGAAGAAAATAAAAATCTATCTCATTCTCTATGCCAAGCTTCCTAAGCTTTGCAAGAAATTCACCAGTCGTCGGTTTGTTATTTTCCATACTAATACTTCGGCATATTTAGCCAATAACATCTAGGTCTCGCACAGAATAGTAATCTTTTCCAGCTCCTGATATCAAAGCCAACTCACCAAATCGAGAAGGAACAACCCTTAACACAACGCCTTCTATGGGTTTTCTGGCAGCATTACCAGAAGCGCCCGGATTTCCTTGGATTCTAACCCTAACTCGCTTACCGCACATGGAATGATTGTACTGCTCGGGAAACGCATCTCTATGCGAATTAGACTGAATAAACTTCATAATTAAGTGCCCCCTCCAAACATATATCTAAACCATCTTGAACGTCCGCCTGGCAAGGTAAACTCTGGTGTGACAATACCTTTTGTTCTTGGATACTTGCCATACTTCTTCTGCTCTAAAAGCCTTGTAAATTCTTCTTCATAGTTCTTCTTCAATGTTTCCATATTAGAAAACGCTTTTTGGGCCGCATCCGAACCCCCAAAAACCTGTTGAGGCTGTTGAAAATTGAGACACATAAGAAGTTCTCTAAGAGCATCTTTTGCTGCTCCATAAAGAACAAGAGGAACGTACAAGTCAGGAATTGTCAGTATGCTATATCCGCTCTGAGGAGGGTAATAGTTTATAACCATAGCAGCATTTTCTAAAAACCTATCCATTTGTTCATCAGAAAACCATCTAAAATTATAATCAGCATAAATCGTATCATATGAAGTCATGGGTGTATCAAAAATAACAGTTCCCTTGAAATAGTTTATCTCATACTCGTTTTCTATGAGCTTGTTATTCCTAAATATCCTCGTCCCATATGCCTGATTCCATCTTGGAAATGTAAACTTAAATGTAGTATAATCAATATTCGGAAGAGACTGTTCGTGATAAACCGGAATCTTTTGCGCGCAACAAATCATTTCGCTTAATGCCGTTCTAAAAGCACTTAAACGAGCGCCATATAATTGAATAGAAGAATTAGCTGTATCCCCGCTAGCAGAAACAACAATTTGTTGAAGCTCTGTTCCAGAAAAACCCTCAGCCACATAGGTCCATGTTACTAGATAACTGCCAGCAGATAAATCAGATGGAATAGTCCAATCAAATGCATAAAAACCTGCTCGAATAAAATCAGGACTAATATCCGAAAGAACAGCCTCTCCATCTTTCGTAATTGCAAGAGAAATTGATTCTGCCGTAAGAGGATTACCATGAACATCTGTAAGACTTAAGAAAAGAGTACATAGGTTTCCTTGAACAAATGTTCCTCTATAATCAGGAGTTGATTTGATAGGAGATTCTGCGACCGTATAAAAAGGACCAAGAGATTGTATCGCATAAACAGGCTCAGATCCTACAGAAGAAATTATCTTCCAAGAAGCGACATAAATAATTCCATCATCTACGGATAAATCATATTCATATACACCTGTAGAAGAATTTGTAACAGCAGTTCCGCTAGAAACCACAACAGTTCCGTCTTGCTTCTTAACTCCATAAGAAGAATCATCAGAAGCAAGCTCAACAGAATAAGCTGAAGATAAAGACCCATCAACTTTGTATTCAATAAATATCTTCTTTGTTGCCATTTCTTACCTAACTCCAGGAGTAATCCTAACAGAAGAACCTTGAGACCCTGTAATTATATTGATTGTTTCTGAAGGTAAAACCTCTTTATTTTCACCAAAAACAACATTAGAACCAACAGTTTCAGAACCTTTTGTAATTTCTATTGTTCTATTATTACCAACACTTGTTTCTGTGGAATTTTGAACAACAACACTAGAATGTCCAACATTTACACTAACAGATCCAGATGTTCCACCAGAACACACTTCAGAAACTTTAACATCTGCATTTTCAGTCTCTTGAGGATTTATAGAAACAAAAGTCAAAATACTATTCGGAGACCCTTGTTCATAGAATTTAACGCCACCTCTAAAATTATCTGGAAAACCCTCATAATGCCAAAGATAATAACCATTGCCAACTTCACTAAAACCCGTAGACACACTGCCACCAACAACAGATAAAGAAGAATCAACAAGTTGAGCATTTAATGTTATACCAGCCTTACTTGAACCCAAAGCTAAGGATATATCAAGAGTGTACGCCATAATTACAAAGCTCCAGGGATTAGATCTGTCATTCTTTTAATAGCAGACAAATCTTGAGATTGTTGACCAGTCAAACCTCCTGTTGCAACAGTAATAGCTTGAACTGGTTGTTGATAATTTATACGAACTATATAGCTACCAGTTGTATCAACAAAAGGATCCCCACCTCCATCAACAAGAAGAACTCCGTTTGTAACATTTAGAGTATGATTTGATTCTTGAGGCTTTATTCTCCATCCATTTGCCAAAAATGCATATAAAGGAACAGCTGTTCCAGCCCCCGGATCAATAGTATCTCCACCGGAAACCAAAAAAGCAAGATCCCATTTACTATTATCACTTAATAAAACCCAGTCTTTCCATCTGGAATACAAATCCTTAACGTCCAGTGTTGTTGTTCCTGACGTTAGTGTAATAATTTTTTGAGAACCATCAAACGAATATCCCATAAAATCTCACTACGTTAAACCGGGTTAAGATAATTCCTATCAATAACTTGCTGCACTGGAATTGAAACGGATTCATTTGTCAATGTATAAGGAATGGTTAAATGTAAATATCCATAGTTCTGAATAACTATATTTACATCGACATTTGCATAATAATCATATGTCAAAGAAAAAGACGTTCCGCTACTAGACGTTCCACCCAAAGAAGATCCATCTGAAATTTTTACAAATGTTATTTTTGATCCAGATCTCAATCCTGTCAACGTAATAGTTGGAGTTTCCTCTGGATATAAAGCTGTTTTATCAACAGTTGTAAATATTATCAAACCATCTATATAGCTTGTAAAACTTGGACCAAGAGCAAAACCGTTAGTTGCAGAATTTGTTGCCCTATTTGTAACGCCACTCCTTATAACCTCTCCAGGAATGAATGTTCCTGTAACACTTGATAATCTAAGAGTCCCGCCTATACCAGAAGCTCCAGCTTCTTCGTCGTCAATAACAGCGGTCGCTCCAGAAGTAGCTCCGTTAATAGTTTCGCCAATAACAAATCTTGAGGTGAACGAAGTATATTTCATAAACGTTGTTGCTGTTAACTTAATTTTAAGATAAAAACCGACATCAGCATCTGGTAAAGTTTCTGCAACAAGATTTTCTGGTGTGGCCTCTTTATAAGATCCATATCCAGATCCAGTATTTATGGCATATTCAATTTTAATACCATAACCCGTTGTTGCATCATTGCCGCAATCATTTACGTTTACTTTATACATTAAACTACGAAAACCTGTTACTCCATATATTTTATGAGGCCATATATATTCGGCATAATCTCCAGAATTTTTGAAATACAAACGTCCTGCATTAGAGAAAGATGCTCCGCTCAAAGTATAAGGAGGAGTATCAAGAGCGGAAGCATTAAAAGTCAAAGCCAAAGCTCCATTACTCGCTCCTTGATAAAGCTCATTAAAGATTGTATCATATATCGTTGTATATCCATTTGCCAAACCATCAGTTGTTGATGTTATAACCGCAGTTGTTGCAGATCCTGAAAGAGGCGAAAAAGAAGCACCGCTAACCCCTTTGCAAATAACTCCAAGATAGTTATTATTCAAAGGAAGACTATATGCATTCATTTTTATATTTTGCAAAATCAAGCCTGAGTTGTTATTCGTAGTACCCGAAGTTCCTCCAAAAGGATAAATTGCAGCAACAGCATTAACTGGATTTCTTATATCCCAGTTATGAAGGAAATTGTTATTACAAAGATTTGATATAGTAGTAATATATCCCGTAGCCGCATTTCCATAATCAAGCCCTATATCATAGTTCAAAAATCTATTATTTGAGGAAGTTGTAAGAGAAATAACCGCAGCAGTTATGCCTCCTCCAATTTCTTCAAATGTATCAAAAACATTACCATTACTATTTGCCAAAATATGCATTGCAGTTGTAGCACCAAAGTTTGCTAATGTTCTATTTGAAGAGCTTGGAGTAAATCCAGAATTTGTACTCATGTACATTTCCCATAATACACCTTGAGCAGACACTGTTATAGCAACACCTTGATTTTCTGCTTCTCCAGAATTTGCTTTTGACCAAGCAAGTAAAGCTGAAATTTCCGTAGCACCAGCAGTTGTTGCAGAACCAGCAGAGGCAACATAAGGAGCGGCAGTTGCTCCGGTATTTACCATAGCAGATCCAACAATTATATTTTGTCCTGTTGTGTTAATTGTTATTGTTGCCGTTGTTGAAACACCTGTTGCTGTAAATGTTACAGAAACTCTTTGCCATTGCAAGCTTGCTGTAAAAGCTTGAGTTGCAGTTCCAAAGCTAATGCTTCCAGCTGTTGCGTTTTGAGGAGTAGCAATATCAGATCTTATGTAAACTGAAAAAGTATACTGAGTGCTAACGACTGTTGTTATTGATTGAGTCGTTGTTGCGTTATTACCTGTAGCAGCCAATCGGTCTGCTGTGCCTGTTATTGCTGCTGTAGAAAAATAAATCTGAGTTGGAGGTATATCAACGTTTGTAGTAACTGTTGTTGTTGTTTTTGTCCAAGAAGCACTACTAAAGTCATCTGTATTCAAAAGTAAATTAGTTACAGTTGTTGCAGCACCATGAGTATAGCAAGACTGTTCGGCTGACTCTGTTCCCGAAGCAAAATTCAAAGTTCCAGAAATTGTTCCAGCATTAGCAACAGTAACAGTCATTGATGTATTTGAATCAACAGATTGTATTTGAGCATTTTGACCTATATTTGTTCCAAAAACATACATTCCTGCAACAAGACCAAAAGTAAGAGTAACACCAAGTATATCTTGCGTTAGATTATTATTGAGAGTAATTTGATAATAAGAATCAACACTTGAAACGGTAGTATTTGCAGGAACTCCAGTTCCAGAAACAGGCATGCCAGCAACAATACCTACTGTGTCAAAGTTAGATCCTATAGCTAGAATTATATTCTTTCCAGATTTTCCTTTACAGTTTGTTATCGTTGCAACAGCGTTAAAGTTGCCTGACGTTGTTACTGTTGTCGAGCCTCCAGAGCCGGATCCGGTGCCTCCTGCAATTCTAACATTATATTTTCTAAGAACATAATAATATGTAGTTCCATTAGAAGGAGCAGAAAGCAAAAGAGAACCATTGTCTGTTGCTGTTACAGTTGCTGCTGTTCCGTTTTGATATAATCTAGTTGTAGCATCTCTTGTAGTAAATCCAGCAGAAGTTCCTCGGTATATTTCATAAACAACTGTCGCAGCAGAGGGAGCTCTTTGTGTCCATGTTAAGACATTTGTACCTGAAGCTGTATTTACAACACCGAAGTTGAATGGATGAAATTTATCATCTCCCAAATAAGGAGTAACAGAATACAATCTACTTTCTTGATAACTTGTTAAATCAGACCAGTCCCTGTAGCTTCTTTGCTTGAAATAATACTTCGTATCATCAAGCATTTTATCACCCAGATTAGGATCGTATCCATATCTAGCGCCAGCAACATATATTGTTCTACCATAAAACATACTTTGAGACGTTGACGTATTTGTAAATGTATTATTATTAGATCTAATTAAGTTATATGGCGCGCAACCATGAATATCTATATTAGAAAAAGAACAATCAAAAACAGAATCAAGCAAATAAAGCCCAAATGAAGAAGTTTTTGTTGGATGCAAACAAAATAATCTTAGTTTATCAAATATTGCATCTTGCGTGAATGACAAACCAAGAATACCCGTTACAGCAGCAGCAGCAGCAAGAGCTTGCGGATTAGAAACAACAATCTTCAAATCTGTTACAGATGCATTTGATATATAACTCCAAAGAGCATTAGTACCAAATCTACCTCTTCTTGTTTGCCATGCAGAAGAACCAAAAAACAATCTATCAGGATGCAAACCCATGCCAACAGATTCAATAAGAAGATTATATGTTTCTGAGATAAGCGGAATAATCGAAAAACCGCAATTCTTCAAAGAGCAAATCTTAGACTGAGTAAAGTTGTTATATGACTCGGAAAAAATAGCTTTATCAACAGTTATGTTTCCACCAGATGTAAGCAATATATTTGCGCTTAAGACTAAAGAAGAAGTCTGCAAGCTTGCAGGAGTCAAGTCGTCAATAACAATATTTGGAACCCTAACTTTTGCTCCATTAGGAACTACATTACCATTTGTTCCATCGCCGAACCTTATGGTTGAAGTTAATTGAGATTTATAAGGATTATAGACAGTATATGTATTAGGACCAGCAGAGGCTGTAGTAACCAGATTAAGCCTCAAGACTGTTGCCGAAATAACCGCATCCACAACCGAGTTAGCTGCAATTCCTGTTCCAGATATTGCAGCGCCTTCTATAATTCCAGACGTTGATGTAACAGTAACATACTTGGAAACTGTAGAAGAACCACCAGTAACAGAAAGAGGTCCATAATTAACAACGCTCGTTCCATAAACGGTTGAATCTGCGTCTTGAGTAAAGAAATTACCCCTAACTCCCGAACTAACTCCAGAAATACCATCTCTAATAAGAGGGGTAACACCAGAGTAAGATCCTGTTACATTGTTCCAAATCTCATAAATTCCAGTTCCGCTTCCCGTTTCAACCCAAATACAAGGACAATGGTTTCTATAAGGAAGTGTCATTGTTTGATTTGAAGTTCCATCTCCTGTATCTATTTCAATCCAATTGCCAGTTACCTCAACAGTTCCAAGACCACTTGCAGGAACTATTGAATTAACAGTAGCACCAGTATTGCGACCCATAGCAAACTGTATTGGAGTTGAAGTAGAACTATTTGTAATCAACAATTTACCATTATTAATCGTTATTGTTTTCCAAAATTTAGTCTGGTCTGTATCAACTGTTATAATTGCGCCATTATTAATGGTCAAGGTATCGCCTGAGTTCCACTTTATTGGAGTTTCGCAAACAGATGTATAAGCAGCAGAAGTTAGGGTTCCACCTGTCCAATCAATTCCGTCAGGCGATGTTGCAAGACCGTTCGTTGTTGCATTTGTTATTGCGCCAAAAAGTTTAAGACTTGTTGAATAAGAAATAGAAGACCAGTTACCAGAAACCGGCAAAACTCTTTGAGTCCAATCTATTCCATCAGTAGAAGTTAGAGCAACAGTACCACCAGTTGCAACTGCAACAAAAACCCCATTTCCATAAGCTATAGAAGTCCAGTTTCCTGTTACAGGCAAAGTATTACAAGCAGTCCAGTTAGCTCCTCCATCCGTTGAATAAGCTCCTGCTGTTGAATTGTATCGCAAAGCAACAAGAGTTCCTCCTCCAGCCGCGACGCATCTCCAATCACCAGAGGACGGTAAAGTTGCGGCACTCCAAGAAGTTCCATCCGTTGAATATGCCGCCGCAGTTGAAGTACCGCCAGAAACAGCGGCAAAATTACCATTTACAGAATCATAAGCAACAGATAACCAGTTTGCAGAAGATGGTAAAGTTGCAGCTGTAAAAGTTATACCATCCGTTGAATAAGCAGCAGCAGTTGAAGATGTTGTTGAAACAGCAACAAATTTACCTTCGCCAAAAACCAAAGAAGTCCAAACAGCAGTCGAAGGCATGCCTGTTGCATTTGCCGTCCAAGTAGCGCAATCATAACTATAATTAAGGACTCTAGTGCTTGCTGCAACAGCAACAGCAACGGAATTTCCATTTCCAGCGGGGTCTCCACAACAAACAGCATTCCAAGAGTTTGCCGCAGAGAGAGCGTTCGTACCAGTTGACCACGTTACGCCGTCAATAGACGTAGTTCTCGTTCTTGAACCAGTAATTACCGCCATAAATGCGTTACTATCAAGAACGTCAACATTGTTACTAACGTTTGCGACTATTGCTGCCATATTTTACTATCGTCCAAAAAAATATTATGCTATTATGCATTAGCATAGTTACGTTCAAGAGGAGCAACTAGAGAAACGCTATTTGCGGTAGAACGGGCTATAGTTCCTGTTGCCTTAACATACTGACCTGTATTCAAACCAATACCAACTGCCGTTATAGCAGCATCAACAGCTGCCGTTCTACCACCTTGAACATTTCCATCATAATTGAATGACAATTGAACGCTAGATTGACTAGAAACGCTAGCTGTCATATCTGCTCCAGCATTATTATCAACTATTACAGCACTAGCACTACCAAACGGATTAAACTGAATAGTTACGCTAGCACCTGCTGATTCGTTTGTAAAGTTAGAATCTCCAGTATCGGCTTTTTCAACAGCAACCGAACCGCTTGATCCCCCGGCGGTAGCCCTATATAGTCCATTATTAGCAGTTGTAGCAAACCCGCTAATATAAAATTCTTCATTATCAAGTATCTGAGAAAGATCCGTTGTTGAGCTTGTAAGCGTAGCTGTTTGAGCAGAAGCGCTTGTTATAGCAAATCCAGTATTAGTAGCCTGATGGGTATATGTGAAATATATCCAATATTTAGCACTTGCATCCAATCTCAAGTTGTCTCCAAAGTTTATTGTAAGAACAGCAACATATGGGAACGTTCTTTGAGTTCCAGTATTATCATAAAACTGGATTCTGTTAGTATCACTTGAACTAAATCCTTCAATAATAACACCTGAACCACCTGAGTTTGGATTTGTTGGAGATGGATTTCCACAAACGAGCGTATCACCAACGAATCTCATAAGAGCATCAGCAGTCTTTCCTGTTACAGACTGATCTGTTGTATCAATATCAGAATTCTGTCTTAGAAGATATTGAACTTTTGTATAAATTTCTTCCGCTGTAGCAACAATAGGAGTTCCTCTTTGCAAGGTAAAGCTTTGATTGGAAACTGTACCTGCAAAAGTTCCTCCAGTGATAGTTACTTGAGTTGCTGTTGGATTTCCTGATATTGTATAAGTTCCAGCATTAGCTCCTTCATGTATAGTTAATGTTCCTCCTGCATAAGGATTTCCAGAAGTATTTATACCGCCTTCTGAAGTTGTAAACACGGTTCCGCCAGAAGAACACGATCCATCAACACCAGAATGAGTTCCAACATCAACAACAATGCCAAAGTTTCTATCAGTTGAAGAATCAACATCTCTTGTAAAGGCTTGATCAAAATATCTAACAAGAATTTCGGTATACGGAGAATCAGCACCTACGGCAGTATCATCATCAGTGATTTTAAGGTCAGTACCCGTAGATATAGGAAAGCGATAAGCAATAGAGTCCATTGTAGTAACACCGATATCGCTTAAGCTTGACTTTCCATATAACTGATTATATTCACGACAGAAAAGATTAAAAACAGTTCTTCTGTCATAATCAGAACCTTCTGCATAGTTAGCATCACCATCATCATCTCTTAAGATTTGAACGGCCTGATTCACCTGTCCTGTAAGTTGAACGTTTACTGCGGAACCACCGCTTGATTGCTGAAAATACAATTGATCGTCTGACTCAATTGTACCAAGACCTATAATTCCTGCCCATTTTTGAGTGGTATTTCCTGAGGTATTCTTAACTGTCCATCCTGCCGTTCTAATAAGATACCTACTTGAATCCGAATCAAAATCCCATCCTTCAATAAACTCAAAAGATTCATCAGTAATAGGGGTCATTGGAAACGGGAATGCTGCAAGATTCTTGCTATTAGTATCATCTCTCCACTCTTCTTTCAAGAATGAATATAAACACTTAAGAGTAACCCCATCCGTAGAAAGATTACCTGTTTGATTTAGTTTTATTGTCTTTCCAGAAGTATCTATAAAAACTTCTGTTGCTGTATTATTACTTGCGTGATCATTTAAGTTGTCAGGATCTGTGATTAATGCCATTTGCTAAACTCCAAAATGTTATACCATAAACTACAAAAAAAATATGGTTATTCCTCTTTTTTCTCTTCCAAAAACAAGATGTAATTTGGATTAGACACTTCCCAAATATTATCTAATTTTCTAATTTCAACAACTTCAAATATATAACCAAAATCAAGTAATATATCTTGCCCAACAAAAGGCAATGAATCAAATACTTTACCAATATTTTTCCCATCTATTGATTTTATAACCACATATTTCATAAAACACTCTCCTTATGTTATGAAACCGATATTCCTGAAAGAGTTCCATCCAAATTATAGCTAAAGGTCTTCGTAACATATGGACCTGTGCCAACGATCTGATTTAATGTCCCATCTAAATTATAAGAAAGGGTCTTCGTTCCGCTAGAATCAGTAATAACAGAAAGGCGACCATCTCCATCATATGTAAAACTTTTTGATAATTCTGCCGCACCGCTTCCCGAAGGAGGAGTCGCCCATAAAGCGGTTGTTCCATTAGTTTTCAAAAACTTATCTGTATTTCCAACCTGAGAAGGAAGTAAAGCGTTAATCGCATCAGAAGCACTAGTTTGACCTGTTCCTCCTTTTGTAATAGGAATTGTACTAGCATTCCAAGTTCCTGTTACAATTGTTCCAAGAGTAACAATATCTATAGAGCCAGAAGCCGGTGCGTAAACTCCACTATGATTATGAGAAGAAGAAGCGGCGTCAGTAATTCCATAACCAGACAACGTGGTAGGAGTTGAAGTTATATCAGTCCAAGGGTGAGTATGAGGACCGCCTCCAGATGAAGATCCGTTCTCCCATTTTTGATTCGTAGAATTATATATTAAAACATCATTATCCTGAACATTTACTACAGAAATGTCAGATAATTCTGATATTTTATCTATAATTCTAACACCCAAAGGCATTATTTAATCTCCTATATTATCTTTAAAATAGGACCATACACTATATTGTAAATTCCAATATATGTTATAAATTCCTTTTTAAACAAAAATTGTTTCTATAGCCGAAACAACCATGTATGGTTCAACAAAAACATCTTGTTTAAAATCAAGACTTTCCCACAGTCCAAACTGGTCTGTTCTTAGAAACTTTTTATCTTTTAACAAATTAATATTTACAGGATAGCCATAAATCTTTGGATCTGAACGACCAAAAACAACAACTCCTCTTTTTTTATAATAAGTAGCAAAATGATTGAAGAAATTATCAACCGAAGCCCAAGTATCTACTTCGTCTAGTAATTTTTTCAAATCTTTCAAACTCAAATCGTATCGAACCTCATTAGCTCCGATTTGAAGCTCACCCGAGACTCCGACCTGTATAACATAATAGCCTTTACTTCGCAAAAGTTTTACAACATCCTCCCAAAATGGATAGTTTTTAGGATTATCCTTTTCTGGTTCATTCAAATTAAACCTTCTTAACTTTTTTGAGAATGGACTTATAATAATCTTTTTCATAACCACATTTTCCTATAAGCTTCAACAAGGCTTTCTGTCCAACCTCGATCTGTCATGAATTTATACACATTGTGTTTATCTTTATCTACTCCTATAGAGTAAGCTTCCGCTATAGAAATAAGTCTTACGCCTTCATCTTCAAAAACTTCAGGATAACAAACAGCAAGCGTTAGATTCTTGTACTTAGCCTTTATTTCTGGCATAATCATTTTGAAAGCGTAATGATCTCCAAGACCGCTATCTAAAACAATAAGTTGCGGCCTATCTACAGAAATTCCAACATCTTCTAAATACTTATGGAATATCATTTCGTCGTGTTCCCAGAAAAATTCCTGGGTATATGAACGGATTCCTCCTTGAGGAGACCTCATATGCCATATAATAGCTTCTGGATCAACAAGAAGTTTGAATCCCTTCCTCTTGAACTCGTATGTGAACATTGTTTCTTCTCTATGTCCGGCAGGACTTAGTTTCAAACAATATCCATGAGTTGCCGCTGACTTTCTAAACAAAAACGTATTGTTCATATGGTCAACTTCTTTGACTCCCTTGAACCTTGACCATTGAACATTTGCGCTAGTAAAAATGTCTTCTATTCTGCCAGATGTACTTGCAGGATTCGCCTCTGGCTGTCCAGGAATCAAAACAAGACCGCTTATAACTCCAACATCATCTTTGATGTTACGGACCAAAATTTCAAGCACGTTTGGCTCTGGAACATCATCATCATCTACTCTCCATATCCATTCAGTCTGAGACAGTCCAATAGCTATTTGGTGATTAGCAACCTGTCCCTTCTTTTGACCAAAAATAACTTGAAAATCAATTCCCTTAGAAAACAATAAGCCAAATATACTGGCATATGTAGGATCATTTCTTAGATCTTTTTGTTCTCCATCATCAAATATAAGTATCTTCTTAGGTTTATGAGTTTGATTAGCAATCGCAACTATACACATCGGAAGAGTTGTATAGTAACGGTCTTTAGTTGATACTTCTGCTGTTACTTCAACATTTTTCATTTATTTCTCCGCTTTAACTACAATATTCCTTGCTATATTGTTAGCCTTGAAAAGGCTCTCGAATGTTCCAGCATCTGTCCACTCGCCTTTCACAACGCTATAATGTACGCCGCCATCCTTTTTGATATAAGCATTATTAACGTCAGTTATCTCAAGCTCTCCCCTTGATGAAGGCTTCAGTTTTCTAATGATAGTAAAAACGTCCTTATCATATACATACAAACCAGTAACCGCATAATTAGATGGAGGGTCTTTTGGCTTTTCCAAAATCCAAACGATCTTTCCATTAACAATAGTTGGAACACCAAACCTACGAGGCTCATCTGTTTCTTTGATAAAAAGTCTTGCTCCTGTTGTGAAATCATGTACATCAAACTTGTCTTCAAAAATATTATCTCCAAGAATAACGGCAACGGAATTATCTCCAACAAAATTCTCTGCTAAGCCCAGAGCCTGAGCAATGCCGCCAGCCTCATCTTGTACTTTATAAGAAATGCTTACTCCAAAGTCTTTACCGCTACCAAGCAGTTGCAAAATATGTCCGCAATGTTCAGTTCCAGAAACGATTAGAATATCTTTTATTCCCATTCCAATAAGAGTCTGCAATGGATAAAAAATCATTGGCTTATTGTATATTGGAAGCAAATGTTTATTCGTTACTTTACAAAGAGGGCCAAGACGAGAACCTGTACCGCCAGCCAATAGAACACCCTTCTTCACTGACATATTGCCTCCATTTCTTGATATTTCAAGTATTTTCTTTCAAGTCTATTTTTTGGATTATCACGATATATCCATTCAGATATTTTATAAACCTGATGCTTACCAGTATATCTCATCATATAATGATTTGATTTTTCATTTTGACAATACAACTTTGTTTTTTGAATTCCAAGATATCCAATCAGTCTTTTTTGTATTTCAAGCAACAATTCTTTTGTACCAACAATCTGAAAACAATAAGATTCCCTATGCGGATAAACAAGAAGACTGCCATCCCCTTCAAATATTCCTCTAATAAAAGCCCTATCCAATTCTTCTCCGTTAATACATTTCAAATATCTTTCTTTGCTAGTTTTTGCTGGCTTTATACCCAGCTCAATAATCTTATTTCGCAATACTTTAGAAGACATTTTAAGCAATTTGTTTTTATAGATTTTCTTTGTTTTCTTTAGATAAGAGTTTTGTTCAAGAATTGGACCAGAATATCCAAAAAAGTCTTTAATTTTCTCTAATATGGATTGATCTTTTATTGCAACTTTACATCCAAAATAATTTGCATCTTTAGATACAAAACCATCAGAGAGAAACCACCCAAGAATCCAAGCTACATCAGTAGTAATACAATCTAAAACATCTTGCTTAATACAATAAACCTGATGACTAAGAAATCTTTCTTTGGGAAATGCTTTCATATTGGAGTTTTTCATTCTTTGAAAAACAGTCCACTGCGAAACCCCAAGCTCTTTCGATATGGCTTTTTGAGATTTCTTTTCAACAAAATACAATCTTCTTATTTCAGAATCTAATATATCTAATTTCTTTAGCATACTATATCTATCGACAAAACAATAAATAAAATACAGTTCGTAACCTTCGTAATTGGAAAAAGTCTAGACCCAGTTCCTCCTGCAAGAATTACTCCTTTCATACATTGCCTCCTTCAACATATTTTCTAATACAATCATCAACAGCATAACTTGACGGTCTCATTTGTAGACCAAGAGCATTCAATTTCTTTATTGATAGAACACAGTTAGACCTTTTTGCCAAAGTAATAGAATCCAAATCATCTGCTGTTATTGTCTTATAAGATAACGTTTTACCGCTTATCTGTTCATACTTCTTAAGTATTTCACTATGCAATATCGGGTCTGGATTAACAACATTGTAAATACCAGAAGCGTTCATTGAAATAAGAGACCTCATAACCTCCAAAAGATCAGGAATATAAGTTATTGAATTTGGAGCGTCTACAACCATGCTGTATCCAAGAAGCTTTGAAAGAAGATTCCTTGGACTCCTATCAGAACTAAGCGGCATTCTAATTCTAAGTTGCAAAACATCGTGACCATTCAAGTATCTTTCTGAAACTATCTTTGTCCAACTATAGTAACTTGAGTCATGATTTGGAGCAGCATCTTCTGTAAACCCATTTCCATCATAGTTTCCCTGATAGATACATCCGCTACCGACATGAACCATTTTTGCGCCAAATTTATTACATGCTGATTGAATATAAGTAGGAAGAATAACATTACCGAAGAATGTCTCTTCTTTATGGACTTCGCACCAATCAATATTTGGTCTTCCAGTTTTACCAGCGCAGTTGATTACAAACTTAGGCTTCCATACCTTAATACAAAAATCAGCCTCAGCCTGCGTACACAATTTTTCTTCGAATAAGTAGCAATCAAAATATTCTGCAACCTTATTCCCCAAATAGCCATTACCAATTACAAGAACATTGTTATTCATTTTACTTCTTTCTAAGAGGTTCCCACCATTGTCTATTTTTCAAATACCAATCAACCGTTTTAGATATGTTCGTTTCAAAGCTATTTTTAGGACTCCATCCAAGATCCATTGTTTTAGAACAATCAAGAGAATACCTTAGATCATGTCCAAGCCTATCTTCAACAAACTCTATACTAGATTCATCTTTACCCATTTTTTCAAGTATGATTTTCGTTAGATCTATGTTTTTGACTTCATTTCCTCCGCCAATGTTATAAATCTCACCAGTAACACCTCTATTGGCAACAGCCAATATTGCTTCGCAGTTGTCTTCTACAAATATCCAATCCCTTATATTACCTCCATTACCATATACCGGAACCTTCTTACCGCTCATAAGGTTAGAAATGAACAACGGTATAATCTTTTCTGGAAACTGATATGGACCGAAATTATTAGAAGATCGTGTTACAATAATCGGAACCTTAAACGTTCTCATATAAGCAAAACACAACATTTCAGCAGCAGCCTTTGAAGCGCTATATGGAGAAGACGGACAAAGAATATCAGTCTCTTGAGAAGACTTTTGATCCATAGAAAGAGAACCATACACTTCATCAGTGCTAATCTGAACAAACAGGTCTACCTTTTTATCTTTACATACTTCAAGTAGATTCTGTACTCCAAATACATTGGTTTCCAAAAAGATATAAGGGTTTCTTATAGAGTTATCAACATGACTTTCTGCTGCAAAATTGAAAACAAAAGAACCCTTATCAATAACATCATACATAGCCTTCTTATCTCTTATATCAGCATTAACAAACCTATAATTAGGATTCTTCTCGAAGTCTCTAATTGTTTCTGGATTTGCAGCGTAAGTTAGACTATCAACATTGGTAACTTTGTGACCGCTGTTAAGAAGTAATCTTATAAAGTTTGAACCTATAAAACCTGCACCACCAGTTACAAATATACTCATGCGATTACTCCATGTTTAGCCTTGAATCTATCTAATATTTCCTGCGTTCTTTTAGAAGCCATGTTTCCATTGATCTTCACTATGTAGGTAAAAGATGCTTTTTCGTTCTTCTTGATAGAATATTCTGCCTTAGCAATCCTTATCCACATATCCCAATCCTCTATAGAGTTAATAGTCCCATCAAAATCTCCTACAGCCATACAGTTTCTCTTATGAACAACTCCTGATATATACATAAAGGCATTATTGAGCATGAACTTCCAACCCGGAAACTCTGGCTTTTTCTCCATTGTCAAACTCGTGTCTTGGATAGCAATAAACAAGGTCGCAATTTTGAATAGCTTCAATCTGAGATTCCAAATACCCCTCATCCCATACATCGTCAGAATCGCAATATGCAATATAAGCAAACGATGGATCTTTTCTAACAAGATCTAATGCCGCATTCCTAGCGGAACTAACTCCTCCGTTTTCTTTTTCTATAATCCTTATACGGCTTGGATAGTGACGACCAAGAACCTTTGCCGCCTTATTGTTTTCTGAAGAACCGTCATCAACTAAGAAGAGAACCCAGTCTCTATACGTTTGATTCAATATTCCCATAACAGAAGATATCATCAAAGAACTATCATTGTAATACGGCATTATAATAGCAACTTTAGATGACTTCTCTATTGGCTTGATCAAACCTTTTCCAACGAGATCGTCATAATTGTCTCGGATGAACTTTGGAAAAGAATTATCAACCTCAACAAGCATTGGCTTGTGAGGAGGATTCTCTCTTCCAAATGCATCAGTGCTTTCAGAAATATTCTTGTTTATGAGTTCAATCTTTTTGTATTGATCCTGATTTATCTCTTCATGAGCATAAGATTCAAGCTTTTCTATTATCCTATTTGCCCCTCCAATCCAACTAAAGTGCCAACCTCCATTGTGTATAAGTCGGTCTTTTCCGCACTCCGCATATCTCAAATCAGTCAACCATGCGTTCATTTTTCTGAGATTTTCAAGAGTTGTTATCCTTCCAAAAACCCCCGTTTCCAACTCTCCAATTCCAACATTCATATTGAGGTAATAGTTATACTGATTCATCTCAAAACACATAAAACTCAAAGAAGGATCATATTCTTTTATCTTCTCTCCTCTTGGAATCTCGTCAATATCAGACAAAATAATAATGTCTTTGGGCTTACAATCTTTCAAGCCCCTATCCAAAACATTCCTCTGATAATGCTCCCTTAACCAAGGATCGCTAAATCTTGGACAATCATCAACTATAACATGGACTATCTTGTGTAAGAACTTAGCAAATCTTTGCTTGTTCTCATTGAAATAAAGAGGCTTTGGCTTGCCTTGATGAGTTATTGTCATCTCTGATAAAACAAAATAATCAACATATGGGTCAAGCTCATTAAGCCTAATCTCCAATAAGTCTAGTTCATTGAAAAAGGGGAAGCAATCAAATACCTTCCTTTTCTCTTTTACGGCAGAAAGATGAAGCTTCCCATTTGAATACTGAGCAAACAAAGAAGAAAATCCAGTAGCCAATAGCTGACTTACTAAGAAGTCTTTTGCTCCATCCTCTGTAACAACAACTATCTTGCCGCCATCCGTTAGAACTCTATTACTCTCTTTAATGACGCTTGTTATATCATTAATACCAAATCTCTCAAGCAAATTCTGAAGAACAATCTCTGTGACAGAGTTATCTTCTAAATCCATTTTCCTAGCATCTAACATAAGATGCGTTTTTGAAGTATCCATATCAGCAGAAAAGAATCCTGGCAAGTTTTGTTCAGCATTGATGAAGTTTATCTTTAGATTCTTTGTCTTATACTTATTGATAAGCTTTACATTATTGATTTTTATGTTCGTGTGGTCCTCTCCTCTTGTGGAGGCGTTCTTGTGCCATAGAGGGTAAGGACTTGTTGCGACACCCGGACCAGAATGAACATATTGGTCATTATCAGGAACCTGTACTAGGGAATAGCCTGCGGCTTTCGCTCTGATACAGAAATCAAAATCTTCTCCGGCTCCAGGATTGAATCTTTCATCTAATAACCCCAATTCATCAAACAACTTCCTAGGAATCATTACGCAGAAAAATATAAGAAATTCACCATCTTTGTTATCAAAAGCATCTAAGAAATTGCAATAGTTTTTGCTTGGCCCAGTAACTCCAACCTTATCTTTACTACTAAATGGCCTTGCCATCAAATCTAGCCATTCATTTTTCTTTTGATAGTCAAGAAGAATGACATCATTATTAAGCAAAACAACAAACTCTCCCTTGGAGGCTTTTATTCCCTCATTTGCGGCTCTAGTATATCCAGCAGATTCGTCCATCCATACTAACTTGAACGGACTTCCAAGGCCTTCAACATAACTTCTCGTCCCATCTGTGCATCCATTAGCAACAACAATAACCTCTACATTTGAAAGGTCTGTATGCTTAATAATGCTTTCAATGCAAGGCTTGAGGCAATCATCAAGATGATTGTAAGTCGGAATTACAATCGAATACTTTGGAGTAGACGGAGTAACAGAAGATCTCTTTACTGTTGTAAACCAAAGATTAGATTGAACATCAAAAGAATTGCCAAAAGTTTCATGCACAGCGGTTCTAACTCCTTCGCTATACAAGAAATCATGTCCAGCAATAACTCCTCCATCCTTCACTTTGGGCAACCAAAGCTTTATATCTTGCAAAACATATTCATACGAATGATTTGCATCTATAAACACAAAATCTAATGAACGATTAGGAATTGCGGCGGAAGCAGAAGCAGAAGTCATACTATATATAGAAATGTTCTTTTCTAGACCAAATCTAAGTATGTTATTCTTAAACGCATCCAAAATACTAATCTTCTCGGCCAAAGATGTATGTTCTTTTTCTCCTTCGCTTCCCTTGAACGTATCAATAGCTGCGACTTGTAAGTTTTTATCTTTGATTATCTTGGCAACAGAGCAAAGAGACCTTCCTTGCCACACTCCGATTTCTGCCATCTTCCCATTTTCAGGCACCGCTGACACTAAACTCTTATATACGGATACGTCCTCTTCTCCAAACCACCCATCTGGCAACGACGCCTCTGCTTTCCTTCTAAAACGTATACACTTAATTGGAGACGGAGTAAACGACCCATCAGCCCAAAACATACCAAACTGAGGGCCATGCTTCTCTTGAATAAAGCCAAGATCTTCTATATACTTTATAAGGTCTTCCATTCTTCCCTTATAATTAGGATTCATATCATCATGTATTTCTATATACATGAAAGAAAATCTCTTTAATATTTCAGGAGGAGAATTGAAGATAATCTCAAACTCAGAACCCTCGCAATCAACCTTTAGAACCAAATCTTCATTCTCTTTTACATACGAAAAGGCTTCTTGGAAAGAAATGCATTTTACCTTATTAGAGTCGCCTTGTCCCCAAATATTACTGAAGACATCTTTCCCTCCCATTACAACTTCGCTTACGCTACCATCAAGAACGGCCAACTTCTTCGCATCAATTTTCTCTTTGAAACCAAATTCATCTATGAGTTCAACTAGCTTTTTATAGTTATCTGATTGCGGCTCAAAGCAATAACACTTTTTAGCTCCCATTTCCAAGCATCTAAAAGAAAAGAAACCAAAATTAGCACCAATATCAACAATAACCTTGTTTCTAATATCCTTGTCTTCTAGACTATAAACGTCATACATATACATTTCATCATAAGTTCCACTATGTTCTTCCTGCATTCTTTCTTTCATAGTCTTCATTTTTGTTCCGCCTATTAATCCTGCTTTTCTGTATTTATCTAAATTGTCAATAACGAATTTCGGGAAAGAATCATCAATAGCAACAGTCTCAAACTGAACCTGAGGCCTACCGAAAACATCTCTTCCCTCATTAATCGCCTTATCTATATTCTCGTCACTTTTTATAAGATCGTTATTGAACTCAATGTGACCATAACTTTCAATTTTCTGCCTTATATGCTCTCTATCGCCCAAGAAGCTAAAATGCCAACCTCCGTCATCAATAACGGTTTTATAGTCATAATCTCTAGAGCCTCTAACTTGCTGAACTTCTCCCCCTCTAAGCTCAGAGAATGGGAAAATCCTTAGTTTAAACCACTTTACAGGGCATAAATAGTTCAGTTTGTAATAAAAGAGCCTTGTTTGAATACAAGTTAAGCCCATCTCTTTTCTATATTGTTTCACAACAGACGCTTTGGGGATTTCATCTACATCTGAAACAATAATGATATCATCTGGTTTACAGTTCTTAAGCCCTCTCATAATCTGATTTCGCTGAAAAGGCTCCCTAACCCAAGGGTCATTCGTTTCTGGAAACTCTTCAACTACAATATGATCAATCTTGTGTAAGAACTTAGCAAATCTTTGCTTGTTCTCATCAAAATAAAGAGGCTTTGGCTTGCCTTGATGAGTATATTTGGCCTCAACAAGAACGAACCTATCAACAACCTCGTCAAGCTCATTGAGCCTTATTTCCAAAACATCCATCTCATTGAAGAACATGAAACAGTCATAAACCTTTGGCCTTCCGTCTTCTTTTGCGCTTCTAATAAGCCCTAGTCTTCTATACTTATCAAGATTATTCAAAACAAATGAAGGCAAATACGAAAGATCTTCAACCAACTGGAAAGAAATATCTCTACCAAAAACATCTTTACACTCGCTCACCCTACTTTCTATTGCATTCTTGTTTACAATGTGTTCTTGATTATATTCAAGATGAGAAAAAGCTTTGATCTTAGATATTATCTGCTCGCTTCCTCCAATGTAACTAAAATGACAACCTGCGTTTTTCAAAACATTAACAACAGGAGATGTTCTAATATCGTTTATCGTTCTATTGCCAATATCTGAATATCTACATATCTTAGCCAATGTCCATTTAGAATCAGGAATCTCGCAGTTCAAATGATAGTAGAAAACCCTCTGCTCTAACGTATAAATTCCTGTCAAAGAAAAATACTCAAGTATAGCCGACTTACTAGGTATCTCGTCTACATCTGACAATATAACAACAGCATTAGGAATAGCATCCTTCAAAACATTCATCGCTGCATTACGCTGAAAAATCTCATTGTCCCATTTACTTTTTGCCTCTGGAAACTCTTCAACTACAATATGATCAATCTTGTGTAAGAACTTAGCAAACCTTTGCTTGTTCTCGTCAAAATAAAGAGGCTTTGGTTTGCCTTGGTGAGTGTATCTTGCTTCAATAAGTACAAACTTATCCACAACCTCATCAAGTTCATTAAGTCTTATTTCAAGCAAATCAAGCTCATTGAAAAACATGAAACAGTCATAAACCTTTGGACAATGCTTTGCATACAATAAATGGACATTCTTAGATGCCCCTGCCGCAGAACTCTCAAACATGCTCGAAAATGTTCTTCCGCCTGTATGACAAATCGGGAATGGCATTTCTCTGCTATCATTTCCCTTATTGCTATCGCTATACTTGATATCATACGGAACTTCAACAAGTTCATAACCTGCTTTTACTGCTCGTATGCAGAAATCCGTATCCTCATTATACCCGATACCAAAACTCTCATCTAATAAACCTATCTTGTTGAAAACCTCTTTCTTTATCATAGCGCAGAAGAAAAGGATATACTCTTTCTTTACATCATCTCTCCATGCCTTTCTGGGGCCAGTTATACCAATATTGCCTGATGCAAAAGGAGAAGCGAGAATCTCAATCCATCCTGGCGCAACTATTTGCGTATCATTATTTAACAGTATAACATACTCGCCTTTTGCCTCCCTGATGCCCATATTGGTTGGCTTTATATATCCAAGAGGAGCCTCATTCCAAATAAGCCTAAATGGACTTCCAAGGCTTTCAACATACTCTCTAGTTCCATCTGTACAACCATTAGCAACAACGATAACCTCTACGTTTGAAAGGTTCGTATGCCTAATAACGCTTTCAATACAAGGTTTGAGACAATCCTGAAAGTGATTGTAGGTTGGAATTACAATCGAATACTTTGGATAGGATGCCTTACCATATCTTTCAAAGAGTATCTTTTCATTTCTAGGAACAGTCTTATCCCAGTCCTTGAATGTAGACACCGTTTTGCTTCCTTTATGCCAAATAGGAAAATTAAGACCATGTTCATGAGCAAGTCTCGGTCTGGTCAAAGTGCAATCTTCGGGAACCTGTACAACCTTTAGACCATTCCTCTTTACTTTGTTACAAAAATCTATATCCTCTCCATAACCGGGATTGAATACCTCATCCAAGAACCCGATTTTCCTAAAAACATTGTAATCAATCATTACACAGAAAAACAACAAGAACTCGCAACCTGTTCCATAATGAACATCTTTGGCAACGCCAGTTATTCCGACATTACTTTGCTCTCTAAACGGTCTCTCTAAAGCCTTTATCCATTCATGCTTTGGAGATTCCATAATCACGTTATCATTATTGAGCAATATAACGTACTTGCCTTGCGATACCTTAATGCCCTCATTCGTAGATTTTGTATATCCAGCAGCCTCTTTAATATGCAATAGCTTAAATGGATATCCAAGATTCCTTACATATTCTTCAGTACCATCTGTACACCCATTGGCAACGATGATAACCTCTACTTCTGAAAGATCTGTATACCTAATAATGCTTTCAATGCAAGGCTTGAGGCAATCTTCGAGATGATTGTAGGTTGGAATTATAATGGAATACTTTGGAGGCCTATGCTTTTTCAACAGCGGACTGCTTTGGCGAGGAAGAGTAATATGCTTAAAGGTCATCCTATCAAGATGAATCAGAGGATACTTTGTGTTGATATTAGGATTTGCTTCTAGATATTCTCTTGTTATATTTAGATCATAATGCATGTCATCTGGAACTTCAACAACTTTGAATCCAGCCTTGGTTATTCTTGTGCAAAACTCTACATCTTCTTCATATCCTAAGCCAAAATCTTCATCTAAAAGACCCACCAAACTGATAATAGATCTTTTGAACATTGCGCAGAAAAATGCAATAAACTCATTTCTGAAGTTTATCCTACCGCTTTCCCAATAAAAAAGAATGTCTTTATATGGACCAGTTATTCCCGTTTTAGGATCTTTGATAAACGGGCTTTCCAGCATAAATAACCAAAGATTCTTAGGCTGTTCGCATAAGATAACATCATTATTCAAAAGGACGACATATTCGCCTTTTGCCTCTCTAATACCCATATTAGTTGGTTTTATGTAACCGAGAGGAGCGTCGGCCCAAATAAGTCTAAAATGTTCGCCAAGACTTTCAACATACTGCCTCGTTCCATCTGTACAACCATTAGCAACAACAATAACCTCTACATTTGAGAGGTCTGTATACCTAATAATGCTTTCAATACAGGGCTTAAGGCAGTCTTCAAGATGATTGTAGGTCGGAATTACAATCGAATACTTCACATTTTGCATTTTCGATTCCTCGTTTACTTAACGATTATCGACAAACGCAAACTGAATTACACCCTATTACTTGAACCTTACGTCTGGATTTCTTCCCTTGGAGCCTCTTGGTCCTATTCGAGGAGTTTGAATGTTAGGAGTGCCCTTCGTCTTGGCGCAACATACCTTTAACAAATCAAATGTCTTCTGTATACTAACGGCCAAAGCAGCATCTCCTTGATGTATCTCTTCGATTGTCTTGCCCGTAGATATCGCTATCGCTGCCAAAATATGCTTTTCAAGTTCTGTATAATCGCAATCGGCTATTCCGCCCTCTGTAAGAGTTCTTGTCGAATATTCCCAAATTTGTTGAGGGGTAATGCCGTTGAAATCAGTCAACGTTCTTGTTCCATATTCCCAAACTCTGCGAGCAATTTCAAGCCATTCTCCCTCTTGAGCGCCCCAGCATACCCTTAGAGTTCCAGTATTAAGATCGGCAGTTCTATCTGGAGAAGCCCCTCTTCTTTGCCAAACTTCTACAAAATAATACTGCCCACCAACAACAACCGGAATATTTGCAACATTAGTTATTGTATATTCATACCATCCAAGTCTATCCGGGTCTTGCACCAAAGGCATAACAAAGTTTGAATGACTTGACAAGAGATACGTTTCAAATGTTGACGTTGCTGGAACCCAAGCTTTTGTACCATCTTCAGCAGAAAACAACAATGCATAGAAGTTAAGGTTTGGTTGATCGCTATAGGTTATATCAAACGTTTCTCCTATTTCCGGAACGCACTCCTCATTAGAAGTACATCCTGTTACGTCTTCAGATGTAACATCTATGAACGAAAGAACCCTTGAAGTATCAGCTTGATTGTAAAACTTGACTCCGCCTCTAAAATTATCAGGGAAATTGAGATATTCCCAAATATAGAATCCTTCTCCAACCTCATAAAATCCATCAGCAATAAGTCCCGTCATATTGGTGCCATCAGGCCTAATAATTTGCGCAACAAGATTAAGGCCAGCAAATCCAGCTCCAAGGTTGACCGAAATAACTATCGCTCTAGGCATTATTCAAATCTCCCAAATATCACCATTCAATAACAGGAGCCGGAGGATTAGCCCCAGGATAAGATGATCTTCCGCCAGCACCTTTCTCAATTCCAGCAGAGCTTGGAGTTATCAGCCTTCTATTCTGATAGAAAACCATAAGCTTTGTCATTTCTATATCGACATATCTTGTTGAAGTTCCAGCAGTCTTAAATATACCTAGTATAGACGGATGAACCCTTGTAGTAGCAAGAGGTATTGAAGTTGTTATGTCATAAATAAACCCGTTATTGATATAGAATGATACTTTGGTTCTATCGCTAGAAAGTATCCATTTCAAACTAATCCAGTTTGTATCAACAGCAATATTTGTTACAACGTCGGTTGTTGTTGAGCCGTCATGACATCTCATGTACCAATAATCGCCATATGTTGCTCTATCGTAGATAAATCCAATAAACGCATTCGTAGAACCAAACGTTGTATTAGAATCTGATGTCCCCAATATTACTTTATAATCATTAGTCCCATCAGCAATAGTTGGAAGTCTTATAAGACATTCCCAAATAGTTCCATTAAGAATGTTACTTGTCTTTTGGGTTGCAGCATTATAATGAAGGGTTGCATATCCTGTAGTTCCTGTTCCAGTCTGAATCTGAACCCAACCTTGTTCGTCTGTGCTAGTCCCGCTTACGTTTTGCAAAACAGACCCACCAGAAGCCTGTAAAAGATATCCAGTATTTCCAATACTACCAGAGGTTGTTATTCCTCCCCAAAACTCTTCATACATCTTTGCAACACACATTGGATCTTCAACAACAGTATCGTGTCCATTTACAAGTAGCCATCTTCCTAATCCATCTCCGCCGGCCTCGTCATCCCACATAAAAGTAAACTCGTCTTTTGGCCTCATAAGCAAATCAACGCCATATGGAGTTACAATTCTCTTTGCTGCGGAATAAGCGCTTGAACTTTCATGGCATACAAGGATGTCGTACTCTCCTGCGTTTCTTATATAGACTCTTCTTCCCGCGAAATTATAGTCCATACCCTGAAGCCTTCTCGGAGGATCTCCTGTATCTCCTGCTATCTTTATATAGTTTTCATGGAATCCTATAGAATATTTGGTTGCATTAGCAGAAAGAGTTGCAGGAGTATATCTTCCGTGGGCTATTTGTATACACTGATCTCCAACAGTAAACTGTTGAGTATAATTATACGCAGAAGAAGTTGTTCCGCTGCTTAGATTATAAGTTAAGCTTCCGCCGCTATTATAGAACTGCATACTAAGCGGATAGAAATACATTCTTGACGGATCTTGAACTGTCATTATTTGACCGCTTACATTAACTCCTGTAGTAATTAGGTCAAACGAAACCCCGCTACCAGCAATCCATGACAAATTGCCGGAAACATCAGAAGAAAGAACATATCCGCTTCCAACCGGATAAGCGTTTGGCAAAATATATGGAGTGCTAGACGCTAGCGATGCGGGAGCTTTCAGACTTACATAATTTCCTCCGCTATTCTGAGTAAGCCTTATTTCTCCAGCAGCAGTCCCGGAGCCAAGCCTTAGATAATTAGCATTTACTGTATTATCCCAATAGAAATTTGTATTGTTCTGAGATAAAACAGGACCGCTTCCGACAAACAATACAGAACCAGCGGTTCCGCTTGTAACAGTTGCTCCTATTGACATCGAAGCAGTTGCAGGAGCCTGAGAAATCCATGTTGTACCATTGGATGTAAGAACGTTTCCGCTTGTACTTGGAGCAACTAGTCCAACTGGAGAGGTTACATTTCCAAGCAAAACATTATTTGCAGTAAGAGTTGCCCTGCCAGTACCTCCCTGAGCAACAGTAACAGTTGCAGCCGTTGTAAGAATGGTTGTAGATGTATCTGGAAGGGTATACGTTTTAATAGATGTTGTTGGCCCAGAGAACTGCATAAACGCATTATTTGTTCCGCCATTCCCGCCCGGAAGGATTCCGCTTACATCAGCGGTTAGACTTACAGACGCCCACGATGGAGTCGCCCCTCCATGAAGAACTTGAGTAGAAGAACCAGCAGCAAGAGAAGCCAAAGCGGTTGTAGACGTTCCATAAAGCAATGCGCCAGCGCCAGAAATAAGATTGAAATTACCAGAAGCGGCATCAGTATAATCGGTTTCTGCCCCTCCAGTATCAGTAGTAATATTGCCAGAAGAAGCATTAGTTAACACGCCAGTAAGCAAAGTTCCTATATCTCTAGTTCTATTGGTAATTTCAAATATCGCCAGATCTTGAGTTGTATACAAATTCTCTATATATTTGGTACAATCAGTTGCATGATTATTGAACATAACATAAGCACAAGCTGTTGGAGCGTCATTGCTAAACAACATACAAGTATCTAAATTATAAAAAGTGCAATTAAATATAGATATAGGGAACGCGCCCGGTGAAGTTATACTTATTCCAGTTCCTGTTACAGAAGAACCAATAAAAAGACAACGATTAATAATAGGACCGTCATTCGGACTAACTAAAGCAGCCGACGCAACTCCCTTGAATCTACAATCAATATATCTTGCATGTACATCTGTATTAACAACTGTTGTATGACTAGCTCCAGAACATTCAAAATCACACATAATTAAGACTATTGAATCGTCTAATCTCAAACAAGAAGCAGAAGCATTATTAGCAGAATTGACCATCTTAATTTGAATCAATATACAGTTATCAACCGCTGATGATAAAATCAATTCTCCATTTACGCTTCCGCTAAAGTTTATATTTTGTAACACTATATGAGCCGCAGGCGTCCAAGATGCCGTAACAGTAATTGTTGGGAAATTTGTAACATTCAACGAACCGTCTGGATTCCTACCTTGTGCATCCAAATCTCCTATAGAAGAACTATAACCTCGATAAACAAGAGGTCTCATTGCTGCTCCGCCAATCAGAGTAGTAGCTCCAATAGACCCATAAGAACCGCTCTTGACATTGACTCTAATACTTCCAACTCCTGCAAGATTTGTAAAATCAGTAGCAACATTAGCAATCATTTGAGACCATGACCAAGCATTAGCTTCTGATGTTCCATCATTGCTTCCGGCACCAGAAACAGTTACATATCTTTCTGTGAAACTAGCCATACTACAGACATCCTTTACATTATTTTAGTAAAACTATCAATTATCTACAAAAAAACACTATGATAATCCTCTCTACAAATGGATGGAGAGTACATTTCAAATTCAGTTAAATACAGGAAAATTATCTTGTAATTTTGAATATTATGCGAAAAATGCAGCCGGATACCTTGCGTATGGAAAATCATCAATATACAACAAAATACCTGGACACAAATCTTTCAGCAACGTCCATCCCCCAGCCCCGTCATCAACAACTCCAATAGGATTATGCAGTGTGTCTTGCGCTCTCATGCTATCAAACATGGTGCTATAGCTAGAATAATCTTCTATAACACCAGAAGCAGGCAACGTTGAGTTAGCGCTAATAGACAGCACAATATTATAAGTTCCGGCAGGTAATGTAATAGGAGAAAACGAAAAACCTCCGCTTGTATCTCCGGTTGTCATATTTGCTGTACTATCCAAGTCAATCGTTGCTATTGTTGTTCCTCCCGGCGCTGTAGTTGAATCGTAGATTTTTAGTTCATTTATATTGGATGCGCCTGCATAAATCATTACTCCGCTAATAGTGACGGGACTTGTAAGCGTAATCTGTATGCCCCTTTCAAGAGTGTTTGACCCTGTTGTTGTTGCTTGATAAGCGGTAAAAGGATTGCCAACATACATGCTTCCTTGTTTTATAACAAATGGAGTTTCACTTATTGCTGAACCGCCAGCGCTAAATCCGTTCGTTGTAGAATATGCGTTTGTTACTCCATAAGCTGATATAATGTTATTATATTGAGCAGTTGTAACTGTTAGAATTTGCGGATAATCTGTTGTTGGAGCTGCTGATGTATTGTATGCAATAAACCATAATATTTCCCCAATAGCAGGAGTATATGGTGTACCAAATGTAAACTTAATCCACTTATCAACAGCATTAGGCATTGCGGTTGCGGTTGATGTTGCTCTCGTTGTTGATCCAGCTCTGGTTGCCCCGTTTTCGTTATTAATTATACATTGCATAGTTATATTGCCAAGAGTTCCAGTATTAGCATCAAGCATAACATAAAACTCATCTAAAGTATCTGTTGTTTTCGCATGATAACGAACACCAACACCAAATCCACTTGTATTGTTAACATATGCAGAGTTTAGAGAGAATGAGGTACGAGTACCTGAATTCACATAGTGGTTTCCCATAAACAACGGACTTGATACAAGTGCGCTTATTTTCATATCTTTGTTGCCCTTGTTGTAATTCTATACGTTGACCCCTCCATTTGATTAAATACTAAAGGATTGAATGAACCATTGTTTCTATCAACCAAAAGAGTCACAAGCGAACGTATAATATCTCCGCTATCCTGCTCTGCAATAACTCTCTTAATATCATCAAGATCTGCAAAAGAAAACGTAAATGTTCCCATAACATTTCCATTTGAATCATTCCATTGTAGTTGTATCTCAATATTTGTTGGCGCAAGTGCTGTTCCACTTCTTGTTGCTTTAATTACTTGAACTGTATCATTATCTATTCTCATACCTATTCTCCTTTATGTTTTAAGGTATTGTTATTTTCAAAGAGCATATAACATATGCTACTGTTGATATCGAATCTAATTTAAACACCAACCAATCGCCAGCAGTCACCGCAGTTGTCCATCCTGTAAGAGTTGTATCTACAGACTTGTTAGCAGAACTTATTGTTGGTTTAGCAGATGCGGTTATAGTATCCGCTACTGTTGGCGGATAATTTGCGTTTGTATCTTTCCATACATCAACAACCGCAGATCCAGCAGTTGCTGCGCCGGTTGCAGAATGTCCTGTAATATAAGAAGCCGTAATAGTTCCAGTAACAGGAGAAGTAACAAAAGCAACATCGCCAGCAGTTGAAAGAACTGCTGATACAAGCTTTGTTGAACCTGCTCCTGAATATCCTGAGAATCCAGAATAACCGCTAAAGCTGGAATAACCGGAAAATGCAGAATAACCACTAAATCCTGAA